AAAGAAAAAACACGTAAAATTAGAGAACCTAAAGAACAAAAACCACCAAAAGAACCAAAAGAGAAAAAAGAAAAGGTGAAAAAAAATATAAAAATAATTAAACAAGATATACAAGAAATGGCAGCATTATTAACCCACGATGTTTTAGATAAATATGTATCTAATTTTAAACAAAATGGTATTACTGTCATTGAAGGACTAACTGAAATAGAATTGACAGCAATTCTACGTTACGCAAATGAACAATATTATAATATAAGCAAACCTGTATTAACCGATAATGAATATGATATTATTAAAGAATTCGTAGAGCGAAAATATCCACAAAATGAAGCACTAGAAGAAGTGGGTGCACCCATTACAAAAAATAAGGTCGTATTGCCATATAATATGCCATCTATGGATAAAATTAAACCTGACACACAATCATTGACAAATTGGTTAAAAACATATGCTGGACCATTTGTATTATCTTGTAAATTAGATGGTGTAAGTGGTATGTATAGTACCGAGGGTGCCGAACCCAAATTATATACACGTGGTGATGGTAAAATAGGTCAAGATATTAGTCATTTAATACCCTATTTGCGTTTACCATCAACACCTGGAATTGTAGTTCGTGGTGAATTTATTTTACCCAAATCTATATTTGAATCGAAATATAAATCCTCTTTTGCAAATCCACGTAATCTAGTTTCTGGTATTATTAATAGTAAAACGTTAGATAAAGACCGTCTAGGCGATTTACATTTTGTTACCTATGAAATCATTCAACCTGTTTTGAAATCCAGCGAACAAATGGAAAAATTATTAGAAATGCGCTTTGAAACTGTAAAACATCGGTTTGAACAAACCATTACCAATGAATTATTGTCTGAAACGTTGCTAGATTGGCGTTCGTCCTATGAATATGAAATAGATGGTGTGATTGTTTGTAATGATGCTATTTATCCACGTATAGAAGGAAATCCAGACCATGCATTTGCATTTAAAATGGTAATATCTGATCAATTAGCAGAAGTAAAAGTAGTGGATGTTATTTGGTCGCCTAGTAAAACGGGTTATATAAAACCACGTGTTCGTATTGAACCTGTCGCATTAGGCGGTGTTACTATAGAATATGCCACTGGGTTTAATGCGAAATTTATACAGGATAATAAAATAGGTATTGGTGCTGTCATACAAATTATTCGCAGTGGTGATGTAATACCTTATATAAAATCGGTATCAATGCCAGCAGAACATGCGAAAATGCCTACTGTACCCTATCGATGGACAGATACTAATGTAGATATTATTTTAGAGAACCAGGAAGAAGATGCAACCGTGCGTGAAAAGGTAATCACTGCATTCTTCACTGAATTGAAAGTGGATGGATTGTCTAGTGGTAATGTGCGTAGAATAATATCAGCAGGTTATGATAGTATTCCCAAAATACTGCGTATGTCAAAGACTGATTTTGAAAAAGTAGAAGGTTTTAAAGAAAAAATGATAGAGAAGGTGCATACAGGTATTCATGATAAAATAACAAAGGCAACTATTCTTGATATTATGAGTGCAACTGGGTCATTTGGACGTGGATTAAGCAGTAAGAAATTCCAATTGATAATGGATGTGTATCCTGATATTTTGACTAGACAGGAAACAGAAGAAGAAAAAATACGAATGTTAAAAACAGTGAAAGGAATTGGTGAAGAGAACGCGCGCGGATTTGTAAAAGGTATCCCTGTTTTTATAGGATTTTTAACAGAATGTGGATTACAATCCAAATTAACAGGAGAACCTGTTTTAAAAAATGATTTGGTTCCTCTTGTAGATGGTGCAATTGATTCTGCAATAGATATTGAACATCCATTATATAAGAAAAAAATAGTCATGACAAAGGTAAGAGATAAAGAAATTATAGAAAAATTGCCAAAATATGGTGCTAGTTTAGAAGATTCTATTAAAAAAGATACCTATGTTCTCATTGTGAAATCGAAAGAAGATGTTTCTAATAAAACAAAATTTGCTGTGCAGAATAATATTCCAATAATGACACCTGAAGAATTTAAAGCGAAATATTTTGTTTAGATAATATTAGTATAATTATATATTAATATTATAATATGTCTCAATATACAAAAATATTTCATCTCTTTTCGTGCATAAATAATTATGCACGAAAAGAATATAGGCAATCCACGTTTTTTTATCCAAATGGAAAAAAAAACTCGGATACACCTAAAACCAATATTAATTGTTCAATCATCACCAGAGAGAACCTGCAGTACCTTATTAGTAAATATAATCTATGGTCTAGTATATGAATTATCCAATCAACCTATTTTATATATATCAAGCACTAAAGATGTATGCAATTTTGTAAATAGGGTGAATGTCATAAAAACACATATTTTAGATTTTGATTATTTTTTAGATACCTATGAAAACCGTTATGATATCTATTTTGTTTGCAGTGAACGTAAAGAAAAAGGCATTTTAATCGATGAAAAATATAGGTCTTATCCCAATGTTCTCATCTTTGATTATCAAGAATTGTTAGAATCCCCGACAAATAGTGTGGAAAGAATAGTAGATACTGTTTATAAACGGATGATAAAGATGATTCCAAAAGAAGAGGTTATGTATTCAACATTGACTGCGAAAAAAAGGATATATGAAATGAATGCATATTATGAAACAATAAAAAATCGGTCATTTCATTATGTGAATCCTTTTTATGAAATACACGGTTCTCATCGGTTACGTGATGGAAGTGGGAATACGAGTGGTTTTTGGAGTTTGCCAATAAATAATAGTTAGAGAACACCAGTTAGATAAAATGTAGAAATAAATAATAAAATGCAAAATTCAAAATATACATAACTTCGCTGTAAAAAATATTATTATCAAAATTGGTAATGATTATTACTAATAAAATAACAGATAAAAACAATGATGATAATAATATTTTATTGCAATTTGTTAAATAGCAGTGTCTAATCATAAAACATAATATAACAACAAACACTAATGTTGCAAAAAAATAGTGTAATTTATTTGATTCATTAAATAAAATAAGACCGTATATACTTATCAGCAAAATACATATAGAAATAATAGAAAAGATATCATTTCTTTCGATTTCATATAGTAGTGTTCCTACTCCCATAAGTCCCATAAAAAATAATATAATATTTTTATAGTCGTCATTGCATATTATATTAGATATGCTATTATTACAGTTATAATAATAATAAACATAGTAAATAGGTATGGTATAACAAAGTAACATGAATAGTAATAAATAGTGTTTTTTCATTATATATTATCCCTTATTTTATTCCAATATATATTTATTTATAAATGCGGTTCTCTCATAGGGTGTTAATAATCCCCATATGAATTTTATTTTACGTTCAGTATTTACATTTACATTCCTATGAAAATGAATAATTACCAATGAAATTAGATAATCATCACTTTTATTGCAAATAATAAAATTACGACGGAGAACGTTCTCGAATATATTTTGAATTCCGTAAGATGGTGATACATTTATGTTACAAAACCTTAGTAGATCATTTAATAGAACCGTATTATTGTATTGTGTGCTATAGATACTATCTACGAGTGAATAATCACTTTTAAAAGTTCGAATATCTATAAGAAGGTGGGGAGGTTGCTTATGATAAGTATATGGAATAATATTATTTATTATTACATCTAATGGAACGGTTCCTAAATTCTTGGAAATCATTATTGTATTATTCATTTATAACATTATTTTATAAATGAATTTTAGAATCAATTTCTTTTGTGCGATTTTGTTCGTTTAGATTTTCTTGATCCCTTTGATTTTCTTGATTTTTTACTTCGTTTTTTGTTTTTTCCTCCCAAAAGGAATTTTTTGATTTCACCTCTAATATTAGGATCTCCTAAAACTGACTTCTGATTTGGATTTTTTTTTAAATTACCAGGTGCCATTGCTGTCATTGCAACATCACCGACCTTATGTTTTTCTTCACAACCAACTTCTATGAAACATGTGTTTCCTTCATAACTATGAGGAACGACTGTTTCTGTTCCGTCATATTTTCTAAATGTATCTGTTCTCCAACTACCGTCACCCCAACCACCTTGAGCAATATTAACTAATTCACCGACATAAATAACGTTTACCTTAGGTGCAAATCGTTTTTCATTTGGCCAAACACCAGTTCTTCTAGTTGATTCGGCCCATTTATAACATTTACCAATTGTTGGCATTATTCTAAATACTTCTTCTTCTCCAGGATTTGCCATTATTATATAATAATCAAAGAAATTATCATAATTGTCTCGTTATCAAACATAAGAAGGAATAGAATCAATATCTATCATATTGGATGGTGGAGAACCTGAGAATAAAAATTGTTTAAAAATACTGTGTTTTAACTGGTCTTTTGGTATATGATGGTGCACGGTTCTCGCAATCATCTTATATAATTTAAAATTAGGATAACGTTCTTCACCATTTTTCTTATACAATACATTCTTTCCTTGATCATCTTTACACCAACATGCAATTATTTTCTGTAAATCGTCCATATCTTTTAGGTTCTCGTCATCATCTATAATAAAATCATAAATAGATGTGCCAAGACGAGACAAATCAAAACTATAGTTAGGTAAGATTTGTGGTTTGCTTTTGTTATAAAAAGGTTCAAAATTATATTGCGAATGTGCGTCACCATCCTTTGCAAAACTATCACTGCAATATTGGTTACCATTGTATTTGTATATACTACGTCCGAAATCAATGATTTTATATATGTATCCGTAGGTTGGGACACGATACAAATGATTATCTAGTTTGTAATAGAGATACTCAATATCAGTTTTAACATACATAATATTATTGGTATGAAGGTCATTATGTGTAAATTGGAATGCTTTTTGGTAAGTAATTAGCATCATTACTGTTTGAAACAATGCACTTGCCCCAGTGTTTAAATCAATCTTATCTTTTACAAACAATTCATCAATCGTGCCGTGACATTTTTCAATGCAAATCATCTGGGTAGGAAAATTTTTAATATATGCGAAAATGTTCTCTTCGTCTTCTGTTTCAGTATTAGAATCATCGTCTGTTTCCCAATCTTCATCGTCGTCATCTTCTTCTTCATCATTGCCGTCACCAGAATCATTATCGTCACTAGATTCATCACCATCCGTACTGTAATTAGTTTCACTATTATTAGATGTGTTGGAACTAGAGCAACTGCTTTTACTAGATTCTTTCTTTTTATCTGTTTCATAAATATTTTCAAGTGTAGTTTCGCAGTTAGAACCATCTGCGACAGTATTGCCATCTACATTAGTAATCTCTAATACATTATCTAAATTATCAATAGTAATGTTGTGTTCTCTAGATGATATTTTTAATTTATTTTTATTGCCACGAGAACCGAAATTATTTATTTCATTCTTTGGATTTTGTGTAATAGAGAACCCGTTATTAATATTCTCATTGAAATAATCGGATGAAGTTAAATATTCTATGTCATCTGTAATATTTGTCTTGTATACATTTTGCAAACCCAAATACGACCCATAATAATTCAATCCATGAACAAAACCGTGTTTTTCTAATAAAATATTGGTTAAAAAACAATAGAGACCATCTACATAGGATACATTGTTATGACTAGATACTTTAGCAAAACAGGTATCGTTATTGCTAATTGTGGGGAGAACACGGATATTATCGTAACTATCATATTTACCAATCATATATCTGATGGGGTCAATAAGGGGTGAGAATTTAATAAAAACGTTGTGATTGCAAGTTGTTTTATTAATACTGTCATAAACAGTGTTTGTATCAATAAAATGGTATCGATTGTTTAGAGTGATTTGATTGTAGTTTTTTTCATTCATATTAAAGAGGGTAGAATAGATAGGAATATAGTTTTGGAAATCTTGAATAGAAAAAGCATTATAACCGTGTTGCTTATCTTCTTCAGATGCGATTTTTTCAAAACTTTCTTCTAAATGTTTTAAATCTATGGGTCTAGACTTAAAATAATTAAGTGTGAATTTGTTATCCATTTTTGTTTTGTAATTCTAAAAAAAAATGGAAATATAAACTTGTTTGGTTCTCTCATTCCTAAATTTGCAAATTCGTTTTGCAATAAAAAAACAAATATATTTGAATTATAAACAATGACTTCTTTAGAGTTGAAAAAATTTGATATGCGGTCAATTACCTTTCGCCCTGATGAAAATAAGGGTCCAGTGATTGTAATGATTGGTCGGCGTGATACTGGTAAGAGTTTCTTGGTGCGTGATTTACTTTTTTATCATCAAGATATTCCTGTTGGAACTGTCATTTCAGGGACTGAAGCAGGTAATAGTTTCTATTCTTCCCATGTTCCTAAACTCTTTATACATCATGAATATAATACAGTGTTGATTGAGAACATTTTGCGACGACAGAAAGCAGCATTAAAACAGGTGAATCAAGAGATGACTGCATATAAGCGTACAACAATTGATCCTAGGACTTTTGTTATTTTGGATGATTGCCTGTATGACCAATCATGGACACGTGATAAAATGATGCGGCTCCTCTTCATGAATGGTCGCCATTGGAAGGTCATGTTAATCATCACAATGCAATATCCTCTTGGCATTCCGCCCAACCTGAGAACCAACATAGATTATGTTTTTATTTTGCGAGAACCTTACCTTACAAATCGAAAACGTATCTGGGAGAATTATGCGTCGATGTTTCCCACACTCGAGAGCTTTTGTGCAGTCATGGATCAAACGACCGAGAATTATGAATGTTTGGTCATAAATAACAATGCAAAGTCAAATAAACTCAATGACCAAATATTTTGGTACAAAGCGCAAAACCACCCCGATTTTCGTCTGGGATCGAAAGAATTCTGGGAAATTTCGAAGGGAATGGGTTCGGACGACGAAGACGAAGCTTATGACCCGAGTAAAGGTAAGAAG